CCCAAGCTGGAACTGGTAGGTCCGTTAGGTTGAATACAAAAACACCAAAGGGCGTAGAATTAATGTACAATGGTATCGTACGAAACTCTAACGCCCTTGATAGCAGGTTGTCATATTTACTTTTCTCTATGAGAAGGTCATCGTAGTGTGTCTTGCGACACTTTAGCTCGATGTCGGAGTTGGTGGCGACAGAGTAGCAATCGTAAAAGCTAAACTCATCGCGGCAGGTCTCCAGGTCAGGTAGGTTTCCCTCCTTTAGATAATTGAAAAGCTCTCGCTCATTTCTGATTAGCATCATTTATTGCAATCTTCAGAAGGATAAGATACCCGATTAAGTCGGATATTGTATCTTCTGTGTCGGAGTTAATTCCCCTATTTTTTATCCTCATAAGCTTATCATCAATCCTTGCGGTCAACGATATTACAGCGTCTGAGTTTCCAAAGATGGCAACAGGGCTAAGGGCCGAGTCACCATAGGCTCTATTTTTAGACAGCAACAAATCACGAACAGAGTTCGACATTTCTGTTATCTTATCTTCAGAACTTTTCATTTTCATCAAACAAAGATACTTCAAATTTATATACTTTCTTCTTTCCGTTAGATTCAAGTAACAGACGACCATTTATAGGATTAAAAAACACATACCTTTCGGAGTGTCCCGTGTAGTCAGATACGTCAAACTTATACTCTTGGTTGTTGAGCACAAGGTTTAAGTTCTCATCCAATTCAGCAGAAGTTATCTGCTCTATATTTAGGTTAAAGAATAGGCAGATAGTGTTCCCCCAGTTTCTTTTGTACTCTCTAACTAACGAGAGGTTGGGCGTAGATTCTGCTTCCATCGAATTGGTTTACTTCGTAATATCTATTAGTCATTCTGTCGTAGTACATATATACCCATCCAAGCTTACCCACAGCCTTCGGCTTGGCTTTCACAATGGAAATCTTTACCTGATTAGGCTCGTAGGGCACTCCGTTGCTGTCGCACAGCCCGTAGGGGCAGCGCCAGATACTCACGACCATCATACCCTTCCGGGACCACTGCATACCGCCCGCGATGTCGTTCATAGTCGGGACATCCACAAATGGAATCCCGTCTTTGTACTTAACCTGCTGATGCTTAGTGTGTACCGTTACAATAGTGTGGTAGTCGCGCTCTGCTGAGTGCTTCCTTACCCTTGTCAGAATCTGCCCGATGGCGATGTCTTCCCTCACTCCCGAAGAAACATCTGTCTTTATCTCGGTGAATGGGTCTACGATACAGCCGTCAATCTTTATGTCGTATCGCGATTCTATGTCAGCAACAGCCGTGTAGAAACCTTCTATGGTTATATCCTGCAATCCTGAGTCGATGATGTAGAAGTGCTTGCTGATGAAGTCTATGGCCTTCTGTGCCTCTTCATCTGATGCCGTCACCATATCGTTAAGTAGGAATGGCTTACGGAGATAAACCCAAGCGAGCTCTGCGAATACATCAACCGGGCTTCCTGTTTCTGGGGAGTATACTGCCCACTTCCATCCGGAGAACTCAGCGAGGTTCATCATAATCTCAAATCCAAACTGGGACTTGCCTTGGTGTGCACCTGCGTATACATAGGTGGTGCTTCCTCGCTTTACTGAGTATTTGTCGAAGAGAGAGTGGAATCCAACCCATTCTCCTTTTTTCATACCATCGTTGCGTAGTTCGTAAAGTTGCTCTTTTACTTTTTCTATGTCGAATATAAATTCTCTCATTTTGTAAATTCTTGGTTGTAGTCTTGTTCTTTGTGTGCGAATGATTCTGATATTGGCTTTTGTTCAAAGCACTGCTTGACATAAAATTCTTTAATCTTTTTGCCTGTCAGCCCATTCTGAACCATCATTTGGTAGATGATTTCAGGGTTGGCGTTGATGTGTTCTATGCTCTTTGCTCTTGACACAAACTCGTATGGTCTGTCCTCTGAGCCCTTGTAGTGATTGACGTATGATTTACCATAGGTAACCTTCCAAGCAAGCTGAACCTTGTATAGGTATATTGTCTGAAACAATGGTTGCTGTTCTGTAGTTTCCTCCATTTCGTTATTCTGTGCAGTAGCAGTCGCCTGTTCCCTCGTTAATCTGTTGGATTGTCCGCAGGCATACTGGGCAGGGTTCTGTAGTTTCTTTTATCATTTCTCGTTGGTGTTAGTGTCCCAGTGGTATTCGCACTTGCCGTTCTTGATGGGTACGCCAACAAAGAACGATTGGTACATTCCCGTTGGGGCGGTGTAGCGGTAGCAGGTTTCTTTGAGTGGGCAGTCAGTCCCACTGCATTTAGTGATGTCGGTCATACCATCTGCGATACATCGCTGCCGCAACAGCAATACGTTGTGGGTAGAACGGATAGTCGGGCTTGAGTTTCGCCATAGCTATTCTCATAAACTGATTACGCTCATCAATTAATATCTTCCTCTGTGTCTTCATAGTGTTCTCCGTTGTTTCCATTTTGTCCGATTATGTCCATCCTTGAATTTAACTCCTCCTCCTTCTCAGCCCATTCAGCATCAAAGATTCTACGACTCAGCAAGTCCTCTTCAGACTCCTTTAACTTTCTGCTACCGCCAGATATTTTCTGGTTGTCAACGTGACTCTGGCTGTCGCCTAAGTCATCCCAATATAGAAAACGGAACTTGTTATCCATAGTATTGGTGATGAAAAAGGGGGCATAGCCCCCCTCAACATTCAGCTATCTAACATTGTTAGAATGGGAAGTCATCGGACCCACCATTTACAGGAGCTGGCTTTGGCGTGTAGGCTTCCTGTACCTTTAGGTACTTCTCGCCATCGCGCTTAGACATAAGCTCCAGGTTAACCCAGCCGCTTTCGTTTTTAAGGCTATCGATTTTCTCGAAGTCCTTTGGCCCGAAGGCGATTTTGACGATTTCGCCATATTTGGTCTTGACCACTTTGGTCTTCCCGATAAAAATTGCAGTTTGTTCTGACATCTTTTTGAATAATTAAGATAAAATTAATTGTTTGATATGTTCATACATATCCTCTAACCTTCGAACCTTGATTTTGAGTTTCTCCACATCATCGTTCAAGTCTTGCCCCACATAAAGGTCTTCGAGTGCTGAGAAGCAAGCGAAGTACGCCCTTTCGTAGGACTTGTCTGCATCTAACCAAGATTCGTGGCTACGCTCATAGTCGTAGACACTCTTCCTGTCGATGTTTAGGATAAGTGATATTTCAGTACCACCATATCCGTTCTGCTTAAGTAAATTAACCGTAAGTCGTTTTGCCCTCGTTACGCTTTGGTTCTTCTTTGGACTCATAATAAGTTCTTGGGCAACCTCGGTGTACTGAGAAACGGTATCGACTATTTTATAAAATAAAGTTTCTTGCATAATTGTTTGTGTATTCTCCATCTAAGAAAAGACCTTCGTATAACTCTATACTCTTGTTAAGTTCGTAGATGCCGGAGTTGATGAACTCTTGACTGGAAGTAAAAATACCAATCTCATAAGGCCAACTCTTTTCCACGACTACAAAGATAAAAGATTCTACTTCAAATAAACTACTATACAATGCAGCCTGCTGATTATACAAAAGATACTTGGCTGACTTGGCGAACTCACTGATGGGCTTCGCCGTTGTCTTTAGGTCCACGATGTAGTCCGATTGCCAGTTCTCCACAAGCATATCTGCCTTGGCCTTAAACTTATGCCCTTTGTAGAGTCCGACCTTCGGAACCTCCGGTCTTCCTCCGAGCATTAACGCTTGAACATCTGAGTTATTCTGTAGTCGCTCACTCATACCAAGGTAGTCTCTGTAGTCAGACTGAGATAGTATCAAGCTATCTGAGTTCTCTTCCACAAACTCTTGGTATACTTTGGTGCGAGCATCCCTACGAATATCACAAACAACTGCTTTATCAATACCTTCAAGGACAAGTGAGTGCACCGCCTTACCGATGTCAAACGCTTGGTTCGAGCCTTGCTGCCACTTACCAGTACGCCATAGATGGAACTTGGTAGGCGACTCACGAAGGAGTTTCAGGGAACTATTGGACAGATATTCTCTGTCGGCATAGTACGCCTCATCATCCTTAAAAATATCTTCAGTCATTTAGCATTGATTCAAGTTGGTAAATAACCTCAACGATATGTTCTTTAGACATTGACATAAGATATATCTCATTGTCCTCATCAAACACTTGGAATAGGTCAACCACTTCTCGGCCCTCTTGCTTCTCGAAACGTATCGTAAAGAAGGTTCCGTTGGTCATTGAGACGGTGTGTGAGTTGACGAACTCGTTGTCGTCTTGGTTATCTAAATCGCTCATTGGAATATAGATTCGTATTGCTCTGCGGTGTAGGTATACTTGCCCTCAAGTGCAGACTTGACGTGAGCCTCTTTTCCTTGCGCTACAGCCTCTTTCATAGAGTCAACGATATCTTGGGTCAAGGGGCGCTTAGAAGATGCGGCAGGAGGCGAATCTTGCTTCTTGATAGCCATATCCACCTCATCTGCTGTAGCGATAGAAGTATCGATGCCAATACCCAAGAACCCAAGGGCGCGACCTACGGCTGAAGTTTCGCAGTTCTCGACATAAGACGTTTGGTTGATACGACTTGATGCCTTATCCTCCTGTGCCATACCCTGGGATACTACCAGCCCCTCAGCGTTCAGGATGCTTGCTCGCACTACACAAGACTCAGAGTCGATGTGAAGTAGTTCAGTGTGGATTCCATAACCAGCATAGACTGGGATAGAACGAAGGGCTTTCACACGCTGATTGACTTCAACGTATTCTTTTCCCTTGATGTTAGTGGTTTTGAATTTATAAGTGCTCATAGTTATTTAGTTAAGTTTAGACAAAGATAATATAAAATTGGTTAATCGACAAATAATTCCACTTGTTTCCCTACATATTCTTTCAGTCGGAGTAATTTAGACCGCAGTTCCATTACCTCGGTGCGTAATTCTTGGATGTCTTTAATCATAGCATCATCGGCATTATCAAGGTCTCCCCTGACAAACTTACTGACACAAATCACAGCATCAGCGTAAAGGTCTCTGTAGTCTTGGTAAATCATACAACCATCGTGAGTACGCCGATAGTGGTAGGCACTTGCTCTGTCCATATCCAAGCATCCACCTATTTCGGGGTAGGTTGAATACTTATATACTGCATTTACAAATGCCCTTCGGGGCATTACACTCTCAGGTCTGTGGCTCTTCTCGTTGCTGTAGTTAGTGTTTCTGGCGATGAAGTAGTCCCAGATACTTGTTAATTCTGACTGATTGATTTTTATTTTATGTTCCATTTTGTTTTTTGATGTTAGTGTATTATATTATACTATTAGCAATAATAGTATACTATCTATATTATTATAATATAGGTTACTCGTAAGAGTAACCTTATAGTGTAATATAGATATACTACTATTATACAGGGTTTTTGGGGTTCGCTTACGCTCCCCTTTGTAGTAACTCATTGATAATTGTTGCTTGTTGCTCGTTCATTGCAGCAACCTCTTCGTGCAAAGCTTTAAGTTTTGCATACTCAAGTTTCGCATTGTCAAGCCTCTCCAATGTATGAATAAGGTCGTTAGTCCTTGTAGAATGTACGGAGTAGAACTTATCCAACTCCATAGTAAGGGCAAGATAGTCATCTTGTTTCCATTGATTAACCTCTTTCGAGAACTGAACCAAGGAACCAACCACATACATAAGTTTATCTAAATCACTGAGGAATAGAATCTTAAGTGAATTAGTATCTATTTGTTTTTTCTTCCTTGTCTCCATTCTGGTATTGTTATAGTGAGTGTTAAGATTATAAATAGAATTATCATAGAGCCTGAGAATCGTATTCGTATTCTTCCCTCGTATCATCCTCAGCCACAAACTGCCCCTTGTCGTTTCTCCAAGTGTGTAACTTGTCATCGTAGGTAACGGGACTACCTGTAGAGTCTTGCACCATATAAATAGTGCCCTCAGCATCCCACCTGTCCACTTCATCAAAGTAATGCGTTCCGGCGAAGCCCATACCTGATTCTGAGTACCGAAGTTCCATATAGACACCTAATCGTGGCAATAAACTTGCAATATGGTCAAACCAATTTGTAGGCGGCGACCAAGCCGTAGTAAAGTTTATTCTTGTTTCTACTCTCTTTACCGGGCCCTCATCATAAAAACGCTGACTAATGTCGTACACATCAGCATCCCACTTAGTGCCCCAATTACTTATGTTCCATTGATACCAATCCGTACATCCGTATTTCTTCAAACACTTGTCGTGCGTTTGTTGGGTCATAGGCAAACCCTGCCAAGGCATCTCTCCCTTTTTCTTTCGTTTAAGGAACTCTTTTAACTCCTCCTTAGTAACTACCTTAGCGGGAGCCGAAGTGCCGCGTAAGGGCTCCGGAGTGGGTAATGCGGCCTCAAAAGAGAATACCTTACCACCCAAGGAGGCGCAATCCCATCCACCCGAAGATTCCTTCGGTTCTGTAAATAATAATTTGGAAATAATATCATCGTATATCCCAACGATAGAATGAATTTCCAGTGTGTTGTCGCAATAATTTGGCATAGTTTCTATTTGTTATTGGTTATTGTTTGCGTAGTCCTCCATCATCCCTTGAGTAATGATGTCGTTTATTAGTTCTATAATTTGGTCTTGATTATCTGCTATGTATGACTCAAGTTGTTTAACCTTGTCTTCATTACTCATTTCCATAAGTTCAAGGGCAGTTTTTTCGGTGATTTCATCTCTCATCCGCAGGTTCTCTGCGATGTTATTAAAATCATCCGCGCTCCAGGTTAGTGCGGGGCTTATTACATTTTTCATAGTTTCTATTATTTATTAGTTAATTCCTTATCAAATAGTTCCCAATTTAGCGATTCTTCGCTATCAAGGTCACAGGCAATTTCGATATTATTTAAGTTATGCCAACACTCATCTGAAGTTTCGCTTTGGCGCTCAAAGTATTTTTCAAGTTGCTCATCGTGTATAAACTTGCGTATGACATTAAGGTCATCTTTAACCATAACAAGTCGATGCTTTAGTATTTCTATTTCAGTCATTTTATTTTTCATAGTTTCTATTTTTTATTGTTCATATCCGTAACTATTCAACACTTCATAGATTTCCTTGAAATCTTCGGTCAATGATTGTAACTTGTCCTCGACTAAATCAAATGCAATAAGTTTGTATAAAACATATCCACCTGCTGCACCTCTAAATTCACCTACTGATTCAAGAAAATCTTCGTACTTATCAATCATCTTTTCAAATTCTTTTTTCATATAAATAATTAATGGAAAATTAAACCAACCTTACCTGTGGGGTTGTACCACTTTGTAGCAAACAAATCGTACTCTGAGGCATCAATGTATCCCGCAGATAATAAAGCATCCTTTGTCTTAAATACCTGGCTATGACGCTCGGTATCTTTGTCAATAGTATCGACAAGTTTACCACCATCAGAGAATATAAAGTCAAAGTTATAGGGCATATCACTACCCCGAACGATATTCAGAGAATTAGTGTAAGCATAAAAGTTTACACTTGGATTCTCCCTTGCGACAGAATACCACTTCTCTAAATATGCAGGGGAATAGAAATCTCCGCTATCGTGTACACGCACAAATTCTGCACGTTTCTTTCTAACTTCCTTGGACATAATCTCAACGAAGTTATCTTCTAATGTAGCCTCATATCTTTTCTCAAAAACAGGGCTAACATTACTCCATATATATGCACCTTTCTGTGCATAACAATACTTCACACATTTATCGGCAAAAGGACAAATCATCTTGCCAGTTTTCTGTGATTTATAGGCAGTAATACCAAAGTTAAATAGTCTAACTCCGAACTTCTTGCCTGTCTTTTTAATCTTAGAATTTTGTGTCAACAGCTCCATAGTATTACGATTTATAGGAAAAGTTTACATATTCTTTTTTCTGTACACGCATAGATATAATACGCTCAGGGTCAATCGCAGTGTATCTCTTTCGGTTATTATCCCAAATGACGAGCATAGTATCGGGAGCAGTACGCTTGCCTCCTCGTAGAAACTTATGGACACCAAACCTACCATTTACCTGAGTAAGTGAGCCGTCTTTTTTGCAGTACAATGCTCCGAATATAGTTCCGGACATTTGTAGTTTTTGCACAATACTTTGTAGATAAGTAACCTCACCACCAAGTATATTTCTAAAGTCTAATTCTTGTGTCATTTTTTGTGTGTTTATTTGTTATTTTAAGTCAATCAATTTTCCATCCCATTTCTCACCATTTAAGTACCATTCCCAGTTCTTTTGATTTATACTAACTTTGGGGATTGCATTTAGACGTTCTTTCGTAGTATTGCTGAACCATCCGCAGTTCTGTATAGATATAGTTCCCCGTGGGTCATTATACTTATAGGCTATCGGGTTATTGTGCAACTTTAGTATGGACACATTCGCCAATACCTCTACCTGCATATTCCCTTTCTTGAATTTCTTTGCGCTCATAAAAGCCGCCACTGATTCCTCTGATATCTTTTTCATAATTTCTATTTTTAATAATTGTTAGTGTCTATATCTAAATCCTCCGAGAATCCTTCTAAAATTCCCTCTAATCTTGTACGCAAATCATCAGGTAAATCATATAACTTACCATTGACATTTATACGAGGATTCCTATCCCAAATTCCATAATTACCAGACTCATCATCTATGTAAAGACGTAGGGAGAAATCTATACCTATCTCTATTCCGTAATCCAAGAAATCCGCGTTGGTTTCTTCTATTGATATGCTTGAAGTTTTCATATTTATTTTGTGTTAATTGTTTTCTAAAATCTTACTAACTAAATCCCAGTAATGGAATCCCTCACGGGTGGAGTCAAAGGTGAAGGCTCCGTACAGGTCGAACGATTCGTACAAATACCCTTCGGCCTTGGTTTTCCTTACAATATAATGAAGGTAACCTGAATCATCATCAGCCCCCAAGTTGTCATAAATCTTGTCTAATATGTTTATCGCTTCCTCACTACCCACTACCTTAAATAGTTTCCGGTATAGGTAATTGTGAAGTTCCGTACTTTTGAATTCTGTGTAGTTCATAATCTTTATTTTTATTGGTTAAAATCTTGGTGTAGCCAAAGACCAACGTACGGACTCGACTTGTTCACAGGCCAGCATCCCCAGAATATGCGCGTACTCTTTAGTCCTTTCAGGATATTTGCACCACTTCCGACTAACCATTTGGTAGTCTTCACCGGTTCTTTTGATTGAGAAACTATAAAGTTCCAAAGTTCTTTTACTTCGCATCTTTGAAAAGTTCTTTGAAGGTTTGTACTCCTTGGGATATTACCAAAGGAACGAGTATAACGGCTGCAATTAGCATCAATAGTTGTAAAATATGCATAACTTATATTTTTAGAATTAAACAAAAAGAAAAGACCACAAACAAAGATTTAGCCTATGGGCATAGGTATTCCTTGTCGTAGTCCGTTGAAAGGTGGTCGCCCTTATTCTACCGAAGTAGTTCCGCGCCTCGCGCCTATGTTGATTGGTTTACTTGTTCCGCTTCGCCCTTCGGTCGTTCCGTTGCGCTTCCGCCCGGTCTAATTTATGGCTGTGCTTTTCATCTACTATAATGGCGCGAACCATTGCAGCCGCTTTTTTTACTTGGCCCTTGCGAACCTTTGCGCTCGTTATTTCGGCGCGTGTATTCTTGCCCCGCGTTGATTCGTTGGCAATGTAGTAACCCGCCGCGCTCACTTGCTCAATAGGTATTGAATTGCTTCCAAGGCTTCGGCCTGCGTCCAAGATGCGGGCACTATTTTTTGCGTCTTGACATAGCCGCTTGCGTCCATACCTTGCACGAAAATGGGCGCACCCTTTGACAAAGTTAGAAACCTGCGCCCTATCTTGTCTTGCTTCCGTAGTCCGTTAAATAGCATATTTAAGCCGGTCGGTAGGTCTTGGGCGCTTATCTTTGGTACTCTTTTGCCTGTTGCTGTGGTTTGAAAAATTGTGTACATTTTGTGGGGATTTTGTGTGTTTTGTTTTGTGTTGTCTACTCCGTGCAAGTTCAAAAAATTACTCCGCGTTTGTTTGTTTTGTTGCTTCGTTAGTTTCTTTTCTTGCTCTTGTTGTTGTTGTGGTCGTTCCACATATCAAAGATGCGACAAAAATAGTTTCAAACAAATTTTTTATTTGTTGAACGGAAGAAGTTTTGATTGGGTGTCTAACTGACCACTAAGTCCGGGGGTAATTAATCAAAAACGACTCCCCTCCAAATCATTCACATTTTCTCTGTCTATTATTATACTACTATAGAATACTCTATACGAGTATTCTAGTATTATTACATTTATATTATTACAATATATAGTAATATAGAAAGTATACTATAGATAGTATACTATATATAGTATACTATTATACAAACTTCTTTTAGTAATTCATAACGTAATTCATTGTATATTTGCTTATGGAACTAAGAGAACTCATTAGAGAGCTGCTAAGGCACAGTATGCCCAAGGGTGACCTGAAGGTTGCTTTGTTTGACTTTCATAACTCTATGGTAGGCCAGAGTGCCTACATCAAGGTTGTGGAGAACCCCAAGACTGTTTGTGGTTCCTGCATTCAGAGAGTGAAGGCGAATGTTATGAAATACTACCACTACGAGTACGAGCCTAAGTTCGATGACGAGTTCTACTTCTCTTTGAAGTTTGGTGTAAATTCAATTCCTGTGTATGTCCTCCATAAGAAACGCTAAGAACGAAGTTGTCTCTGGAAGGGGCGCGGGGTTGACTCCTTTGCAGGAGCAGTTCATCGAGAGGGTGCGCGAGGAGGGGTTCGAGCATCAGGGCAGTATTGCGAAGGAGCTAAACTATACGAGCTATTACAGGGATAGGAACAACTATGGTACTGCTTTTTATTTGGCCTTGCGTAGCGCCATAAACAAAACAGAGGAGAAGGTAGAGGCAACCAAGGGTATGAACCTAGAGCTTCTTGTCAAGATACGCGATGAGGCTATGAGCACTGGTGATGTCAAGATGGCAATGGAGGCTATGAAGATGATTAACGATATGCAGGGCTTCAAGGCCCCTGTGAAGGTGCAGCAGACCAAGATTGATGTGAAGGCAACTATAGACCTCACCCAATCGAACCAAGACCTTAGTGGGTACATCGACATAGGCTACGAGGATGAAGATTAATCTTTATAACCCCTCGGCTCCCCAGAGGGACTTCCTTGACCTAATCCATAAGGACAAGCCGTTTATTTCTCTTGTTGTTGCTGGTCGGCAAACAGGCAAGACTTTTATGATGATGAACGATGCTGTTATGCGTGGGCTCAATAATCCTCGACAGCGTATGTTCTGGGTCAGCCCTATTCAGGACCAAGCGAACAAGGTGATGAAGGACATCGAGGCTGCGTTTATAAACCACCAAGATTTGTTTATGCAGATTGTAAAGCGGTTCGACAGGAAGAACAATGAGATGTTTTTCCACAACGGCAGCTTTATCAAGTTCCGCTCTGCTGACTCCGGGGACAACCTTCGTGGTGCAACTCTTGACTTCATCTACATCGATGAGGCTGCTTTCATAAGCGAGGACTTCATAAACGAGGTCCTGCTGCCTATGGTGACCCGAACAAGTGGTAGGGTTGTTATGTGCTCGACCTTCAATGGCAAAAACTGGTATTGGGACAAATATGTTCAAGGGATGGAGAAATCCAACTGGGAACAGATAAAGTCCATCAAGAGGACATACCTAGACCTAAACGATGACGGTGTCGACAAGACTGTGCTGGGAATCAAGCAGAGTATGACAAAGGCTCAGTTCGACCAAGAGTTCTTATGTAAGCCAGTGAGTGGGGACGCTCTGTTCCACAACATCGAGGATGCGGTACGGCAGGCTGCGCCAAACACAACCGAACGAGTATATATGGGGATGGACATAGGTGTCGCCTATGACTACACCGTTCTCACTGCCCTAAATCAAGATTATGACATTATTGACATTGACAGGTTCCAGTATCGCGAACTTGCTATGGATGCTAGTGCGTTCAAGAATCGCATCAAGGACTTCTATCTGAAGCACGATGAGCATCTAATGGCTTGCTACTTTGAGGTCAACAACAACGACCTGCTGTTTGATGAGATTACCGATGATGAGAGGATGTATAAGATGCTGCCGTTTCACACTACAGGACAGACAAAGCCGGAGATTATAAAAAATCTTATAAAGCTGTTTGAGGACAAGAAGATTACCATCCCAGATAACCTTGACCTGATAAAGGAGCTTTACGACTTCAAGAGCAAAAGGAACCCAATTACCGGAAATATGCAGTTCTCAAACTCTATGGGCAAGCACGATGATATGGTGATGTCTTTGGCTATAGGTGCGTGGTGTGCGTACAAAGAGCAGGATGGTGGAGTAACAATGTTCTTATGAAATTCGGACTAAAGCTTAAAATGGCGGAAGCCGCAAGGAAGGATGAACTGGAGAAATTCCTACAGGAAATATCTGCGGTTGAAAAGATAGATGTAATACGAGCATCAGAATCCTTCGAGGATAGCCGTTTTAAGTCCATAGACGCATCTTCTATAGCCGAACGGTATAAGGTGTACACTGACATCACGAAGATGTCTCTAACGCAATTTATTTTATTGGAGTATGCAATCAAGGCTGACTTCGATGAGGCGAGAATAGCGAGCATAGTAATAAGGCCGAAAGATGAGCTCGACTTTGACAACACCGACCAAGAGAAAGAAGAGTATTTAATTTCTTTGATATTCGATGAGGATGCACTAGCCGTTTCACACATCATATTAAGTATGATGAAAAACAGAGACTATGTCCTATTCACTAAATTTGATGGTGTCATATACAACAAGATTGAACCAGTAGAGGGTGAAGAGGAAGAAGAGGATGAAGAGCCAGATACATTTAACGAGCGTTGGTTTTGGTATTCCATTGTTCGCTCACTTGCAAACGAAGACCTAACCAAGTTTGAATTTGTTTACGATATGAAGATGTCTGATGTTCTAGTCGAGATGGCTTACAGGGTTCAACTCGCAAGAAGGCAAGAAGAGCAGCGCAGAGCAGAAGAGGCCCGTAGGCGATAATTTGTAAATTAACAAAAGCATTAATGACCACTCTTTTCGATTTTTATAAGCAAATCAAGGGCTTTGTCGAGGGGCATCGGATGATTGAGAAATTCAATATTATCGGTTCCATCGAAGAGGTCGATACCATAAATGTTGACGCAAGGTCGCTTTTTATCTCAATAGAGTCAAGCAACATCTCACACAGGAACAACACAAACACCGTAACATTCGCTCTGTTTGTAGTTGACAAGTGTCTGTCTGATGACCAAGACTCTTTGGTAATATCCACCCAGGAAAACATTTTTGTTGTTGGTCAGGTTCAGGACTTCATCTTGAGCCTTGACAACGATGTGGAGTTTGATGAAATCAATATGGCTCAATCTCCAAGTGGAGATTATAACCTAACGGCAGCTATTTGCACATTCTCAGTTGACTTTGACAAAAACATTGCCTGCACAGACTACTCGCTAAACTCCACCTACGTTCAGAATCAGCAGAGCTTATTCTTTGAAACCGAGAGTGGGGCCATTGGAACTTTCTACGTTGCTAACGCAGGAATTATATTTGCAACGCAGGAACAGCCATCTGGCAACTTTTCAGCAAGCATTATAAATACAACCATTGGGCTTGACTTATTAGTTGAGATTTCAAGCACAAATGATGAGGTTCATATCATTGAGACACCAGTGTCTGGAAGTACGACAGTTGTAATAAATCAAGACATTGACCAATACTTCGCGACAAGCGGAACTCTTTCGGTAAGGATTTGGCAGCAAGATGCAACTGGGAATAAATATGTTGAAAATATTGACCCAGTAACATACGAGTCGACTACCTTCAACTTTATCAAATAATGAGCGCCAGAAGGCAAGGCGGTCAGCTAAGGGCAATACTCATTCGCAAATTAAGGTCTTCTGGACTTAATGAGGCGATGGTTGACATATTGCAAAAAAACAATCAGGTATACACTGGCACATTGTCTCAGGCAATCCTAAGAAGGGACCTAGCTAAAAACCTTAGTATTTCTTATAAGATTAACAAAGACATTGACATTATAGAAAATGTTGTTGTTAGGTTTGTAAACAAGGTGTCGGAACCAAGCTACGCTGGCAGAGTAGAAAAAACACTAGGCGCTGTCAAAGATAAAAATATAAACGTAAGCGCTAGGGCTATTGAGAGCTGGATATTCGCAAAGGTGAAAAATGGGACTTGGAAGAACGAGAATGGACCAAACTATAAAAAAAGTAATGGCAAGGGCCAGACATACCTCTACCCACTATCCAATAAAAAGGCGCGGGCTAGTTTGGCGTTTGTGATAGCTCGCTCCATCAACAAAAAACAAATACTAAAGAACAGAAGTCCATTCTTGGTAAACCCAACGATTAACCTCCGTGCTGAATTTGCGATTTTATCAGGACTAGAAGAGTTTAACGAATTGTGGTTACAGGACCTAGGTGTTGAGTCAATCAACAAAGTAATTAGTATATTTCAATAAGTAACAACCAAATATAAAAGGTTACAATGGCTAAAGAGCAATCATTCGAAGATGTAAATAAGAAGATAACACTTCTTAGTATAAATCTTCAAAAAATACTTGGGCAGTACGCCAAACTTAAGTCGGAGGGAAAAAGCTTTGCTGAGATTAACGAAATACTTGGCAAGAATATTGATTCTTTGAGCAAGAAGGTTGTAAGCGTTTCAAACGCTACGGCTCGCTATGGTAAGCAGCTTAATGTAACTGACGAACAGAGAAAGATTACAAGTGGAAACCTAACTAGGGCGGCAGCAATCCACGAAAAACTTACCGCGGCAGTAAACAAGACTCGCGTAGCTGAGGAAAAGGCAACTACATCCACAAAGGGATTTGGCGATGGCCTAAAGTCAGCATTCTCTGGTCAATCAATAGGCAGGGCAATAGGAAGTGTTTTAAAGTTCGTAGGGGCATACCAACTTCTTTCGCTAGTTTCTTCTGCAGTGAAAGATGTAATATTGGGCTCAATAACAGCATTTATTAAGTTTGAGGACTCTATTGGCAAACTTAGGGCTGTAACGGGCTCCACCTCGGAACAGACTGTTGCTATGACCGCTGCAATCAGGGAGACTGCAATTCAAACAAGGTTTACTTCAGATGAAGTTGCATCACTAGCTATTGAACTCGCGAAGCTTGGAGCAAAATCCAGTGAAATTCCAAATCTTATCCTACCAATTGCAACAGCCGCACAAGCAATTGGGGCAAGCCTATCAGAAGTTGGTGAAGCCGTGTTCAAAGTAAATAATCAATTTGGACTTTCTTCGGCAGAAACCGCGTCAACCGCTCAAATACTTGTTTCGGCAATTAATGACTCCGCATTATCGCTTAGTAGTTTTACCACTGCAATGCAATATGTTGGACCGCTTGCAGACCAAGTTGGTTTATCATTGAGTGAAACAGCATCGTTTCTTCAGGTTTTATCAGACAACGGATTTACCGCTTCAAGGATTGGTACTGGTCTTCGTAAAATCTTCATTGATATTAAAAAACCCGGAGAAGACCTTACAGTAACACTTGAAAATCTAGCAAAACAAAACATCAGTCTTGCTGAAGCAAATGAACTTGTTGGAAAAACAGCCGCCGCGCAATTGATAACAATCCTAAGAAACTTGGATGCGTTTAAGGAAGCCGCGGATGAGTCTACTAGGCTGACCTCATCACTAAAGGCTTCTGCTGCTCAGATGTCAACAACCGCCGGAAGTATTGACATATTAAAAAGTTCTTATGAGGATTTAAAAATATCAATAGGTGCTGCAATAACAAGCTCGGAGCTTTTTACTGAAACAATTGGATTTATTTTTCCTCAAGCTGAAAAGCTTATTAGGGGTTATAGGCTCCTAGATGAAACGCTGTCTACTACCTCTGGCGCTAAAATAGCTAGAGAAGAGCTTAAGGAGTTGTCAGCTGGAGTAATTAATTCATCATCTGTTCTTAAAACAACTTTTGATATATTAAAGAGAAACGCACCCGGGGATGAATTTATAACTGTTTTTGAAAATCTGGGTAAAGCTGGACTCACACTTTCTCAATCGCAAGAGGCGCTTTCTAAATTTGGACAAAATGAGCAATTTCTCAATAGATATCTGAAAAGTCTTAAACTTACAAGGGAACAAACTTTAGCAGTAAATGCCGCATTAAAGAACACTACTATGAGTTCCGATGAACTTCAGGATTCTTTTATAGGCTTCAAGGGTTTTCAGGAAATAATTCGTGGTCAGGCCGAAGAATCTCAAAAGGCAACAAAAATTGAAAACGCAAGACTCGCAACCTACAAGGAATTTGAGGCCCGCATAAAGAGGATATCTAACCTTCAGGCCACTGACCCCGAGGCCGCTAATCTAGCTTCTCAAAAACTAGAGCTTGAAATTAGGGATAAGATAGTTAAAGCTCAAGAAAGGCTTAACGAGGAATCTGAAAAGGGAATACTTGCGGATAAGGAAAAGATTTTAAATATCACCGGAGAGGTAAGCGGGTATGAAAAGGCAATCCAAGCGCTATCTGAGTTTGGTGGCATAAGCGATGAACAAGCAGCAGTAAATAAAAAAAGAAGCGAAGCGGAAAAGAAAGCCCGTGAGGACCGAGCCAAAGCTGATGTTGATGCAATAAAGGACCGCAGGGATAATATCAAGGAAGAGCTTAAGCGAATCAAGGACCAAGCCGATGAGGAAATATCATTAGCCAAGGAGAAGACTAAGCTTATTCTCGAAGACCAAAGTATTAGTGTTGAGAAAAGAGCTGAAATTGAAAACGAACTTGCTGTCGAAATTGGTAAGTCAAATGAAAAAGCTGTTGGTTTAATTGACGACCAACTAGAAAAGCTTGGCCCACTGTATGATGATGCTAGTAAAGCGGTAAATGACTTTGGTAAAGAGTTTCCAAACCTTGTTGATGATTTAGATGACTCTGTGGGTGATGTTGGAAAAGTGCTCGGAGACCTGTCTGGACAATTTCAAACAACGTTCTTAGATAAAGCAAACATTGCGATAGATAAGTCAAGGGGTATTCTTGATACCTATAAAACACAAGTACAGGAACTAAATGATAAATTTGGAGAGAACGCTGGTAAAACAAAGGAGTATTTTGATGCTCTTGATGGAATAACCAACAGCTTATCTGAAGAGCTTCAAACGATTGCTAATGGACTTGACAAAAGCACCGACGCGGGAAAAATTGCTTTTGAAGTAATTCAACAGCTGATTGATAAAGCAAAGCAGGAAGGCTCCAAACCAGATTTTGATTGGGGAGGTTTTTGGAAAGAAATCCTAGTTGACTCACTCAATCAGGCTCTTGATACTTCTATTGAAGCTATTGACCGATTCAATGAGATAGCTCTTGAGAACACTAGAAACAGACTTGAGGCTCAGAAACAACTGATTCAAAATCAGGCAGACGTTGAAGATGATATCCTTAAGGCTCGACTTGAAAATCAATTAATATCTGAAACGGAATACCGAGCACAGGTAGAGAAAAACAGAAAGAAAGAAGCTCAATCTATAAACAGAATTGAAAAACAGATTTTTGATGCGGAACAGAAACGTGAGCGTCAATCTGCACTTCTTGACTATTTGTCTGCGTTGGGTTCAATCGTTCCAGAATTAATTAAAGGTGGTGAGGCAAACCCAGTCGCTCTTGCAATCAAAAGTTCCATAACTGCTGGATTCGCAACGGCTGGATATATCACCGAATTAAGGGCGATTAATACTAGGCAGTTTGTTCCTACTCGCTTTGCTGAGGGTGGTATTGTAAACGGGCCATCACACGCTGAAGGTGGTGTTCCTTTTTCTGTTCGTGGTCAAGGTGGCTATGAGATGGAGGGTGGCGAATACATTGTCAACAAAAGAGCAACGCAGAAGTACAAATCATTACTTGACCAAATTAATGGAAAAGGAAATTCTAATTATAAGTTTGCTACTGGAGGTATTGTTAAAGACCCAGCGCAAGCGGTGACACGTCAAATTGAGTTGTTAGAGGCCATTGCTTCATCAAACATTTCAATGGTTGGTAAATTAGATAAACCAGTTCGTTCGTTTGTGTCAGCAACAGACTTACGCTCTGATGAAAACGCTCGTAGAATCCAAGAACGCAACTCTCAATTATAATGGCTATAGATATATTATATGACAATGGTGTCCCGGCTGGAGCTCCCGGTGGTGTAATTGTAGGCTCTGGGGGTGCATTGTTAGCCTATAGTGAAAATAACGGAGTCGCTTCCATTACCTACGAAGCTGAAGAGCCACCCACCTTTATCCCTTCCGCTGGTGACGTAGCGGTAATTTTCAACTCAGCAGACCTAACGGACTTTGGTGTGTTTTATGTTACTGGCTCAGGCCCCGGGATGGTAACTGGGGACTACCCAATATCAATAGGAGGTACAATCGACAAGAACTTTTATGCGTTTGCTAAAAATTTCGGAGAGTCTTATGTGGTACAGATATACAGTACGGACCTGTATTCTGATTTGACAGTTGATTTTGCAAACACTTTTAAGGTAAGCACTCAAACGGAAAAGTCACACTACTCCGACCTTATGATTGCTTATTCAAAAAAGATATCTCATACTGTTATTTTGGACAACCTAAGAAGAAACTTTTGGAGTGGCAAAGATGCACTGATGGCAGACACTATCTTTCTAATAGACAGCTGCACCAACGGAAGCCCCAAAGCATACAAGGTGAGTATCAATGACGCTACCTTTGAAGTGTTTAATAACAAATTCAAAAGTACAGTAAGCTTTAACCTATCGTCAAGCAAGCTGTAATTTATAGGTATGAGCTACAGACTAAGAGTAAACAATCAGTTCCTTGATTTATTTCCCAATCAAGAAATTGCTATTGGCGTGGATTACTATGACACCACAAACATAGACTCCATAAAAATACCATTCAGCTTTAACTCTGACGTTCCATATACTTTTAAAAACAAAACTGCATTAGGCTATAATGATGCCAATGGATATGGTGGCATTCCATTGACGGAGTACGACTATGAAGTGTATAAAGGTGATGACATTATGTCTTCGGGGAAGGCTAGAGTTCAGTCCGTAATTATAAACTCCCTTGAGCCAATATTTACCCTTGAGTTAAAGGATAAGGTATCTGAGTTCTCTAAGAGGCTTAGGGACTTAAAGATTGAGGATATCTACAACGATGCTTTCTCTACCCAGGTTAGGACTTTGTCTACCTACTTGTCCGCTAACCAAGGTTACGACCAAAGGGACATCGAGATACCATTTATTGATTTCGATAACATTCAAAAAACAACAGGATATGAATCACGTCAATTCACTTCGTGGGGCACTAGTGGAAAGAAGTTTGGTCTTATGCCAGCGCTTAGAGTCATTGACTTTATTGATAGGGTATTTAGTACAGCTGGTATAGATTACACATCAAAGTTTGTTTCAGGAACAGGCTCTTGGGACCCAAGGAATCTTTATATACTTTACCCAACTTACTTATCCGGAACTCCTGAAAGCAAACGAGAGAGCTTTCTTTTTCCATTTCCGTATAATGTTCAGGAAAATACAGACCAAGAGCTGACTGCAGGTGAGATAACTTTAGCTGGGGTCGATTATACTATTGCTCCAATAACAAACTATAAGCTAATAGCAAAAGAGTCATACGAGCCCTTCGGTCCAACCAACTACGCCCCAACGGAAATCCTTGTGTCAAGAGAGTATGGAGACCAGCTTAGAAAACCCGGTGGTGTTACCGACTGGGGCGATGAAAATGTAGGATACGTTTCCTACGGCTCTAGCTTTGATGCCAAGTTTTCTTTTACTAGCGGAAGCGTAACCATTCCAGCCCTGAAGACCTGTTTACTTACGATTGATAGGGATATATCTGACCAAGGTATTTATCCTCACATTGTAAGTGTTAAAGGTACTTCTAATGCAGTATTTGTTGCCTATGTTTTAATTTACGAGTCATATACAACATCTAGTGCTCCAAAATACAGGATACCAATAGTTGACAATTCCAACAATCCAATACAATTAACGGTTGCATCTATTCAACCAAATACCGGAATTGATAGCAACGGGTACTCCATTCAACCAAGTTCTACCATTGTTTTTAATTCATTCACCGGAAGTATTGATAGCACAGAGCTGTATCAGATAAGTGGGGGAAGCACATATTCATACGCTATTGGCGTTTATATGGATTCCGGCTCGATAGACGCGAGGACAAGCTGTATTGCTTTAAATCAAAATACTCAAGGTCTTCAATTGATTAATGTAAATGATGATGCTGTGTTGTTTCAAAATGACTTTGTAAAACAAAGAACATTTGGATACGACTGGAGCACTTTAGGTTTAAAGGTTGACAACATTGGCTCAGTTCCAGCAACAGTGCCAAATGACAACTTTCAATTCAAAGAGTCTTTGTCTAATAATAAGTCTTATGGTGTTTATGACATTATGATAGACATTATGAAAAGATTTGGACTTAGCCTAATCTATGACTACACTAGCGGTGATATAATTCTTGACAACCTAAAGGATATAAGGCTTACAACTGCTGCAATGGATGGTTATATTGATACACTAAAGCCATTTGAGGTCGAGTCGGGGGTTGTGCCGCCAAAGACCCTAAAACTTCTAAACGAGGTTAGGGATGGAATATATGACAAGACAGACGCTGATTTGTCCATTGGTAGCTTTGATGGGGTTTGGAATGCAAGCGGCTTGGGGGAAAAGTCTTTAGAGTTTAAGACATCGCTAATTAACCCAATAAATAAGTCAGTATGTGGTCCGGAGTTCTTTAACGACCCAATACTACTAAACGATGGACTCGTTGCTATTCAAGAGATTGGAAATATAAAAAACGAAATACCAGATTACGATAGAGTTGGTCTTAGGATATTTTATTTAAGGGAGCCCAACTTTGGTACGACACTAAGATATCCCGTGTTCCGAGAGTATAATAATTACGGACAGAGGATTCGGCAGATTTTATACAAGCCCGTTGGAACTTACCTACTTCAAGGATATCCAGTTAACTCACTCTCTGGCAATCAGATAGATTTGCGTTTTGTTTTGGCAAACGGAACCACCTCTTCCGCTTACGACTACTTGGTTGGCACAGAGCGGTTTGCAGCAAACGAAAAGAGCAAGATGTCTTTCTATGCAGCAATACCGGACACTATGTTCCAGAGTGGAGCACTTTATAAGAAAAAGTTTAGGTTTAACAAGACTGACGAAAACTTTATAGTAAACTCGTTAACTGACGCTAAAATCTATAATGGGTATGTGTACGGCAAATTTGAGGTGATTTTTGTAGATTAACCAGATGGCAAAGACTTATAACGATTATCCGGTAGCGGCTTCAAACAACGCCAAAAGAGCATTAGCTTGGCGTGAGAAGTACGGCAATGAGGTGAAGGGTGGAACTTCTATTGGTTGGACACGCGCCAATCAACTAGCGAGCCGTGAGTCTCTTTCGTACTCCACGATTGCTCGTATGGCTGCATTTAATCGCCATCGCAAAAACAGCGCAGTAGACCCTAAGTTCGCATCAACACCCTGGAAAGACAGGGGCTATGTTGCTTGGCTTATATGGGGTGGCACTAGTGGTGTAAACTGGGCCATCAGAAAGGCAGAGTCCATTCGTAACGGTCGTTTCTATAGTCAGGAGGATAAGGAGATGGTAGAGGGCATTGCAAGCATTGTACGCTCAATTGAAGACCTAAAGAACCGTATGAAGACGGCAAAGAAGGAGTATCAGAACTTGGTCAACGAGGGTGTGGAAATTACCCTTGATGAGTTTCTGAAAATGGTTGGCCTTAAATAAAATTGTATATTAACGAAGTATGAAAAAGATTAACGAAAAGTTACCCATTTACGACATTGTTATGAAAGACAATGAGGAGAGTGGTATGTACCGTATTTCGTTGGTTACAAACCCAGCAATCCAAGAAAACTTTATCTACTTCTCTGAGGAGAAAAAAGATATGTTCTTTGTTGATGAAGAAAAGGGTATTGTCGTTGGGCCTGTTATTGTGCCAAACAAGCCAATCTTTCGTAGTGCAGAGACCGGAGGCTATTATGTCCAGTTCTCTGTCGATACAATTGAAAAGATGATGCGTAGTTACGCAGAGAAAGGTCTTCACAATTCTTTCAACATTCAGCACCAGTATGAAACCGATGAGGTTTATATGTTGGAGATATGGATGAAAGAGTCTGAAGAAGACAAGAGTAAAATGTACGGTTTCGATTTACCAGTCGGAACTGTATTTGCTAAAGCATACGTCAAGTCACAAGCAATTCGTGATGAGATTAAAGCTAGCGGCCTTAATGGTTTTTCTATTGAGGTTAAAAATTTTGATATGGTAGAACAAAAATTCGAAAGTAATATGGATTTCAAATTCGCTGTTGAGCTTGGTGAGCGTCTCTCAAACCTAGAGGCTAGCATTAACAAGCAAAACGAAACAATCGCAACCTTAATGGAGCTTTGGGCTGAGTCGCAAGAGCAGTTCAACGAAGTAGTTGAGGCCAATGAAGAGCCTGCTGTAGAGCCAGCCGTAGAGGTGGCTGAAGAGCAAAACGTAGAACTCTCCGAAGAGCCCGTTGAGGCTACTGAGGAAGTAGTTGTAGAACCTGTTGTAGAAGTACAACTAGAAGAGGTAGAGGATGCCTCTGTCGAAGAAGCTGAATTGACTTTGTCTGCTGAACAAGCTGGTGAGGAAGAGGAAGCACCAGTCGTTGATAAGACGATTAAATTCGAACGAATCACCTCTGATAAAATCAAGATGATTGACAAGTTCTTTGGCAAGCGTCTTTATTAATTTGTATATTACTTAAATTCAAAAATAAAATGGCAATATCAGTTGCAACTTTAGATTGGGGCAACCGCACCCCCGACCTCTTTATCGATTCAATGGTGAAGAGTGCCAAAGTGTTGGACCGATTCCGTCTTGTTGACGGTGTCAAATCAAAAGTACAAGTCCCCATCTTCGATGCGAGCTTGACCTTTGGTAATGACTTGTGTGATTTCACTGCCGCTAGTTCTGCATCTATCGATGAGAAAGAGATGACTGTTGAGACCTACAAGTGGGCTTTCTTGAACTGCAAAGACGTTCTTGAATCTACCTACCGCTCTGTGCTTCTTAAGCAAGGCCAACACAACGAAGAGACTATGGACTCTCAGTTCAAAGACTGGGTTTTCGATTACTTCGCTAAGTTGTCTGCTCAGAAGGCTCTTGAGCTTGCTGCCACTACTCTAGCTACCGAGCTTTCTGCCGATGCTACTGTTCTTGACTACGACACAAACGCTGCTTTCACTGCTGCTAACATCCTCGACAAAATGGAAGGTGCTTACCAAGTTATGAGCGCTGATATGTTGTCTGCTGTTTATGGTGATGCTGACCGTCAATTGAAGCCAGCTTTCTTTATGGGAACTGCCGCTATTCAATGTTACCAAATAGCTATCGCTGGTTTGTACACTACCACTGCTCAAGGTGTTGTTGAAGGAAACATTCCTGCCTACTACGGTATGGAGGTTATCCACTTCCCTTCACTTGCTGCTGGTTCATTCTTTATCTCTGCTCCTGAGAACATCGTTATGTTGACCGACAACTACAGTGACGTTCGCGCTATCGATATGAAGTACGAAGCAGAATTGTCTAGCGACAAAATCTGGGGACAATTCAAGCTTGGCTTCTCTTACCTGAAAGGTGAAGAAATCGTCTACGCTAAGAATTTCGCATAATAAATAATCGAGGGGGGCGAAAGCCCCCTCTCACTTAAAAAATATAATAAAATGGGATGTGCTGTTGATTTTACTGGACTTCAAGTTTCTTACGCCTGTAACACCGTGTCCAGCGGTGGATTAAAAAACGTTTACCTTGTTGACAAGGCTGAATTGGATGATAATGGAGACCTTACTGTAACCGCAGGAGTTGCTACTATCACTGGTGTTGGTCTTGTTTCTGGAGGAACTACTGTTCTTGAGCTTGGTTTCAACAACAAAGACGGATTTTCTAACTTTACTGACGTTAAGACAGTAAACGCTGATGGTTCTGCTTCTGTTGTTCCTACCATCACTATGGAGTTCTTGCGTATGGATGCCGTTAAGCGAGCAGCTTTTGACAAAATTGCTACTCCTGGTGCTGAAATCGTAGCTTTCGTTGAGACTGCTGCTGGAACTTGCCACGTTGTAGGTTTAGATTTCGGTCTTTACGCTGCTACTGTTGACGGTGCTTCTGGCGCTGCTCGCACGGACAAGAACCGTTACCAGTTGACTTTGGTTGGCGAAGAGAACGCACTTGCTTACACGATGACCCCCACGGAATTCCTAAAGGTTAATCTGTAATAAATATAACCCTTCATTGGGGAAAGGGAGGGGTTTCCCCTCCCTTTTTTTATTACCTTTACATTATGAAACTGATTTTAAACGGACAAAACAACGAGCTCTCATTTGTGAAAGCTCCAGCGATGTCAGATATTCCATTTACTATTAAGCTGACCAAGATTGTCGGTGGTCAGGAATATGTCTTTGACAACCTATACGACAAGTATGATTTTGATGCAGCTAAAGACTTTATCGGTCTTGACCTTGATATCTCACCACAAGAAATTGCAGGTGGGGAGTATAAGCTCGAAATTTATGACGACATCCGGGCATACGGAAATTACATTTGTTTAGTAGAAGACTACACTTTTGAGAACTCTGATAGTAACGATGACCTATTTTCCAGTACAGTTAAGATAAGTAACTTGTAAATTATATTAAAATGAGCGTTTTCACTAAGGTTGTTGATTTTTTTGCTTCCAACACTTTCGTTGTTGCGAAGGACAGCAATATTGCCACAAACCCACTCGAAAAGTCAATTGAAAGCCTAGACAATCGCTATGCGGTAGGCAATACAATCGCAGGCGACTACATCAAGTTTGGTTATGGTGATGACTTCCCCATCCTCTTGCAACGTATGTACAACCAATCACCAGTTCACGCTGGTATTGTTACCAAGAAAGCAAAGATGGTTGCTGGAAACGGCCTAGATAGCTCTGTAGATGAAGCGTTCAAAGCTCCTATCAAAAGGGCAGAGATAAAGGCTTTCCTTGCAAACTGCGCTGGTAAGTCTCAGGGATTGTACGAGCAGATAGTACACGCGGCGTTTCAGCAGGAGCTTAATGGTGCTTTTGCGTTTTACATTAAATGGAATAAAGACCACAACAAATTAATTGAATTCAAGTCTCTTGACATTAAGGGTGTTCGCATTGCAGAGCCAGACGAGAATGGTCGTATAACTCACTACATCTTAAGACGTAAGTTTGGTAAGGGAGATGTGTCTATGCAACACAACCAACCAAAAAAGATTGCTGCCTTTGATAAGTTCGGAAAGGAACAGGAGCAGGTCCTCTATGTCAAAAATCCATACAGCAACAATCACTATTACGGTGTTCCGAACTACATTTCAGCGTTCCATTTTATCAGTGCGGACTACGAATTTGGTAAGCACATACGCAACTCCGCTGCCAACGGCTTTACTCCAAAAGTTCTCGCAACGTTCGTTGGACGTAATATGTCTAATGACCAAAAGAGACTAGAGTTTGATAAGTTCAAGGCATCCTTCGTAGGTGCTGAGTCGGAGACCGTTATTGCCTCTTGGGTAAAGAGCAAAGAAGACGCTCCGATATTTACTCCTCTTGACGTAAGCAACTTAGACAAAACCATTGATATCCTTAGCCGTCTTAATGATGCTAAGATTCTCACTGCCCACAACGTAACCTCACCAACTCTATTTGGTGTTATGGTTGCTGGTAAGCTTGGTGGTACTGGTAACGAACTCGTTAGCGCATATCAGATTTTTCGAGCTACGGAGACACTGCCTAACCGGGCAAACATTATGGACTCTATGAATAGGGTTCTTAACACTGTTGGTTATGACAAGATTAACTTGTCGATTATCGAAGAGCAAATAAACCTTGAATCGATTAAGGGAGCAAACATTAACGACATTCCTTCTGAGCAATGAGCATTGTAAAAGTTATCTTTATTGACGACAACTACGTCTATCAAAACTATCCTCTGCCCAAGAAGTTAGACCGTTCTTCTTTGCTGTCTCTTATTATGTTAGAGCAGGTTACCTCTATCCAAGACTTATTGGGTACGGACCTATACGAAGAGCTTGAGCAAAAGGTTTTTGATGAGGATTTGACCGCAACAGAGGCTGGCTTATTTAAGTTAGTAAAGTATTGCCTTGCCCTTTATGTTGTCCGTAGTGCCATCTCTACTATCCGCACAGCGATAGGAAGCACAAAAGCAGAAGAAAAGAATTTAGACCAATATGCCCTTGATGGAATCTCAAGTGGGCTGGACTCCAAGATTAGTTATATCAATCAACGTATTGTAAATTATATCAAGGGTGATGCAACGCTTTTAGCGTCTGCTCAAGCCAGTACCAACGATTTGTTCAACGAGGAGGATTCGCAGCAGTCTTCGGTGTACTACCCAGTATATCCTATTGAAGGCGATTGCGATACTAACGCATAAGGTCTATGATAGAGAATTTATTTACGTTTGTCCGAACGCTCGGCAATCAGCGCATACAGGGCAAAAAATTCTTTGTCACTCAGGTAGGTCTTCTCGGAACCGTTAGTGATAACTCCGGGTCAATTGGAACTGCTGGTAAGGTACTCTCTTCCACAGGTAGTGGGGTAAGCTGGATTACCGTTGGTACTGGCAGTAGTGACGTAGATGTTCTTAATGACCTAAGCGATGTGGTCATTAGCACTGCCACAGAGGGCCAATTGCTGCGTTTTAACGGCACTTCGTGGGTTAACTGGGCTCCTAACTTTCTAACGGGTTATGGCTCGTTAAATGACCTCTCTGACGTTACGTTGACCCTTCCGGTAAATGGCTCTAGGTTGGTGTATGTTAGTAGCACTGGACAGTGGATTGATGCAGCTCCATTAGCATTTGGCAAAATGTATTATGGGTCGGCTTTAGGAGACGCAGCCACTACATCAGTAATTACAAACGGAACAAAGCTGTCTATTGGAACAGCCACGTTTTCAACAAACCTAAATGTAGGTCAAGTAGACATAACCACAGGTATTGCAGGTCAGGGCTCTATTCACATTGGGGCTATTCAAGATGGCAGCACCTATTTATTGGCTTCAAATAATAAAATACAGGTAGGAAGTCAGACTGAAATGATTGCTCCCGGTGACCCCGGTGAAGAACCAACTCTTGCTTTTACATTTACTCCATCAACACTAAACATTCAACCGCTAGGTGGTGATACTGTCTTTGGTGGATATACTACAGCAACAGGATATAAGACACCAGCAGGAAATAGGCAAGAACTTTTAACTGCCGCTGGTACAAAAACATTAACAAATGGCGTACAGAACCTTCAAATTCTTCGGTGGATTCAACCACCCGGAGGGGTTGGAAACTGGCAGGCTGATGATGAAAATACCGCCTCGACACCAAACCTAGATGCTGTCACAGACGTTGGCAGCACAACCACAAACTCTATAACAGTAGGTAATCTTTCTACATCTGGAACTGTTACCGCAGCCGTTGTCACTACGCCACTTATTGAGCGTGAGGGTGTCCTTACGATTAACAGCGAAGAGCAGATTGACCAAGGCGACCCCAATCCAAACTTGCTGTATGTCTCTTGGAATGGAGATAGGAAATTCGTTATAAATGCTGATGGTTATGCGATTGCAGACACTGGTTATAAGGTTGTTGGAGGCACTGCCTCTGGATTCCTAAAGGCTAACGGAACAATTGATACAAGCACATACCTAACCTCATATACAGAGACTCAGACCCTTGATGCTGTTACGGACCTAGGAAGCACAACCACAAACAACATAAGCGTTGGTGGACTAACTTCTACGTCTGTATCTACGCCAATCTTGCAATCAAATAGTGGTATTTTAATAATTGACGCTGATGTCAATGGAGGTATTGAGCCGCAGCAGGGCGCCGCCGCTGAAACTATATTGTCTTTTGACTGGCAGGGCGATTCTCAGGGATATATAGACACAGACGGGAAGATTACCTTCAACGGATTCAAGACACCAGCAGGCACAGCCTCTGGGTTCCTAAAGGCCAATGGAACGGTAGACACCAGTGCATATATCACTGAAATAGAGTACCTTGACGACATTGGCGATGTAGCTCTAATTTCTCCGGCTACTGGAGACGTTTTGACGTTTGATGGTACTGAGTGGGTAAACTCTCCAATCGACAGTGCCGACTACGTTTCCAAAGTACAGCACGAAGTAAAGGCTGGCGTTGCCATTACAAAAGGGCAAGCGTTATATGTTACTGGGGCAGATGGCACAAATATAGTTGTAGGTAAAGCCTCAAACGTATCTGAAGCTATGTCTTCTAAGACCATAGGTCTTGCCGCCGCTTCTGCCGCAGTAAATGGTAAGTTTTTCGTAATTACCGAGGGTCTTCTTGCTGGATTAAATACATCTGCCGCTAACGTGGGTGATGCTGTTTGGTTGGGCGTAAATGGGGCTTTAATCTTTGGACTCACAAACAAACCTGTAGCTCCAGCGCACCTTGTTTATATTGGAGTTGTTACTCGTAAAAACGCAAACAACGGAGAGATTTTTATTAGTATACAGAATGGCTTTGAGCTCAAAGAACTTCACGATGTACTTATCAATGGAGTTACTGCCGGACAGCTAATCAGAAGAGAGGCTGATGGTCTTTGGAAGAATTGGACTCCAAACTATATCACCGCTAACAGCGCAGATACCTTACTCAATAAAACAATTCCTTTAGGAACTGGTATAGCCACTATAGTAAATATTGACTCAATAGACCCATTTATTGGCGAGTCATACATACCTATTTATCAGGACGGGATAAATAAAGATGGGACAATATCTGTAGATTTAGAGGGCAGTATATCAATATCCAATCCAGGTATTGGCTATTACTCTGGTCAGGTAAATACAGAAGGTGGAAGTCGTTTCTTAATTACCATTACGGGTAATTTAGTTACAGGTACGTTATCCGAGTTTAACCAAGCGCTTACTGATGGAACATTTGCCACAGAGTCTTACGTTGGCACTCAAATATCTAATCTTGTAGACTCCGCTCCATCTACTCTTAACACCTTAAACGAACTTGCCGCTGCGCTTGGTGATGATGCAAACTTTGCAACAACTGTAACAACTAGCATTGCAACTAAGCAACCACAGCTCAATGGTACTGGCTTTGTAAAGGCATCTGGTACAACTATTAGCTACGACAATAACACCTACCTAACTTCTGAGTCGGACCCGTTATTTACCAGCAGTGCCGCTTATGAAATTACAGGTGAGAATCTATCGGAGTGGGGTCAGGCATACGGATGGGGAGACCACGCTACCCAAGGTTACCTGACTTCTGAGACAGACCCTGTATTTACAGCAAGTCCCGCCTATGGTATTGCGGAATCAAATATAACAAAATGGAACACGGCATACGGATGGGGAGACCATTCTACTTTTGGCTACCTGACTTCTTTACCTGCCCACACACACGCAGCCTCCGACATTACATCCGGAACACTTTCCACAGATAGACTCCCAAAGCAAGAACTTGGTATTTCTATTGCGGGAAACTTTGGGCAGTGGGAGCCTCACGGAACATATACAAACTTTAACACTGACGTTGCATATTGGGGTTGGAGCTATGTTCAGGGTACTGGAAATGCTCCGCACACAACATCTTCACAATGGTATCGTGGAAGGTTTAGCCTTGGCAGTCAGTATGGTTTGGGGTCAGGCGGTGGAGATTACTGGATGGAAATTGCCATTCCACGTTACAGTCAAGGCAATAATGCCGGGAATCTTTTTGTAAGAACCGCTGAAGATGGAGTGGCAACCGCTTGGCAAGGTGTTCGTGGCGCATACTCAACAAATGCAGGCTACGCAATATCATCTGGTAACTCAGAAACCACAGACCAGACAGTATTTAGCACACTCTTTATTAATGACGCAGCGGTAGCTACTGAGCATTTCGTTACGAGTCAAGGTTATATTAATGGCGAATCTGACCCTGTCTTTACAGGAAGTGTTGCTTACACTATCACAAGTGAAAATATAACAAAATGGGATGAGGCTTATGGTTGGGGCAATCACGCTGACTATGGATACATAGCCGGGGAGAGCGATACATTGGATACTGTTCTTTCTCGCGGCGCATCAACAACAAGAACTGCTGAGTTTTATCAAACGTCAAATACTTTTATTAATACTGTAGCTGCAGGAAATAGAGGATTAACTGTCTTTCAAAATACCGCAGGTGCTGATGCCTATATTACTTTTCACATTGGTGGAGATTATGCAGGATACTTTGGATTAGGTGGGGCAGAAAACGACCTTGTTTGGGGCGGGTGGTCTGTAGGTAATGCTCGTCACAGAATCTTGCACTCTGGAAACTTTACTGACAATAGTGCCGACTGGAATGCTGCCTATGATTGGGGAAACCATTCTATTGTTGGATATCTTACCACTCTTCCAGCACACTCACATACAATTGGTGATGTAACGGGTTTACAGACAGCACTAGACGGCAAGCTGTCAACTTCCGGTAAGGCTGCAGACTCTGAACTTATTGATGGAATTGACTCATCAAGCATTTTATGGGGCAATGCTAGGGGAACTAACGATTCACTTACAACGGATGCTGACGGATTAGATAAGACTGGTTTTTACACATCTAGTGGATTCGTAACTAGACCAGAAGGTGTTGATAACTGGATGTACATACAGCACATTAAGCTGTACAACAGCAACTCCCACTACCAAAAACAAATTGGTTACGATACATACGATGACCGTATGTGGGTTAGAACAAAAAGTGGAAACACTTGGAGTTCTTGGAAGGCTATCCTTACCAGTGAGAACATTGGAGAATATACTTTAACATCACTACCTGCTCACACGCATACTATTGCTAACGTAACAGGATTGCAAACCGCCCTTGATGGAAAACTTAGTGCTGAATCTGATACGCTAGACAGTGTTACTGGAAGGGATGCTACTACCACAAATGCTATTACCGTAGGATTATTAATAGCCAAAGGTCCAGGAGGAAACTATAATGAAAACATTAGACTCCCAGGTTCAACTGCGGTAATATCATTTAACACAACAGGAGATACTGGTGTAGGTTCTTACAATATAGTTTCTCAGACTAACTTTCAAATAAGAAATGCTGAAGGTGCTCAAGTTTTCGTAATGAACCAATCGGGTGACCTAACTATTGGTGGCACATTCACGGAGCAGTCATCTATCCGATACAAGGAGAACGTAAAGTCTATACCTAGCGTATCACAGAAGATGGAACAGCTTGACGCGGTTTCCTACAATAAGATTGGTAGCAACCAAGAGGAGATTGGTCTCATCGCAGAGGACGTAGCGGAGCTATTCCCAGAGGTGGTAAAATATGATAATGAGGGTAGGCCGGATGGTGTCAACTACTCTCGCCTAAGCGTAATTTTGCTGAAGGCAGTACAAGAATTAACGGAACGAGTAAACAAGTTAGAAAACAAGTAATATGGCAAATCTTTTAAGTACCATTGTATCTGGCAGGCTATCAATGGGGTCGAATACGGCAACTCCATATTTAACAACGGCTCCTGATGGAATCGTATTTGGAGGTAATGAGGTTGGAAATGCTTACAGATTATATACCGACCTTGAGAATATCGGAGGAAACTACACTAAGTTAAATATAGCTTGGCACACCGGAATAAAGATTGGAGCACATTTAAATTATGGAGGAACTCGTTTTTATAACGACTCACCAGCCTCTGGAACTGAGATTTTTTCAGTAGGAAAAGGAGACTCAAATGTCCGTGTCGTCAATACTCTTTTTATTGGAGGAAACACAGCTATCCACGCAGGTAACATCGGTAGCCAATCGGTAAGTTATGCCTCAACATCAGGCACATTCTCAACAGACTGGACCAACTACAAAGGAGTCACTGAAAACGCGGTAGCTGGTGAGCTAATGTGGAAGAACTATGGTAACAACCATACAATCTTCGATGCGTCTAACAGCACATCGCCAACAGGTTCTGCTGTAAATAATACGAATTCAGATATAGCTTGGACCGGAACATATCCTACCCTTATGGGATGGAACGGTAATAGCACTTATGGTGTTAGGGTTGATAGCGCTAGGGTCGCCGATAGTGCAGGGGCAATAAGTGGTCTTGTCGTGGGTGATTTTGTGAGAGCTTACCCTACGGGTGCTGGAAACATTGACTCCGACTGGGGACAGTCCTTTAAGACCTTTGACCCGATACCATCAGGGACACCGCCTTTACAATCGCCCAATATAAGAACGATAAACATTGGCGATAGTTACGCTAGAAGAACGCAATTAGCATTTGATTACTCATCGGATGTTGCTTACTTTAGAAGAAGGACGGAAACTGGATGGTTTACTTGGAGAGAGTTTATTCACTCCGGTAACATTGCCTCTCAGTCCGTAAACTATGCAACTACGGCAGGGACACTAACCTCAATAAATATATCTCAGTTTACAAACGACTCCGGGTATTTAACAAGTGCAACGGTTGGGAATATGACAAGACTGTGGGCAGAATCACATCCCACTGATTATTATGTTAGGGCAAATTGGACAGGTACTTATTGGCAATTAACAAGTAATCACCCAAGTCCCGTTCAAGTAGGATATGCGGATAGTGCTGGAAGTGCAGGGGCAGTAGCCTGGGGAAATGTGTCTAGCAAGCCATCAAACATTATGTTTTACGAAGGCTTTACCCTTGACGCAAACACAATGAGCTCTAATTCTACTGGATTTACATATTCAGTAAACGCTCCATTTACTGGTCCTATTGCTAGATTTAGTACCGGAGGTGGATATGATTTGTGGCTTGGTGGTTCATACAATGGAGGTGGAAATACGTTTTTTCTTAGGACAAGAGATGGTGATGCTGCTACACTTAACCCTTGGAGGGAGATAATAACTTCAGGTAACATTGGTTCTCAGTCTGTAAGTAATGCTACTACTGCTAATGGGGCAAATGGTAATTTCTATATTGATGATAACTATGGTAATACCGTAGTTGGTCTTTACGATTCTACAAGATATCAAGGAGTTTTTGCGATGGGTGACGCATATAAGTTACCAGCTAACGGAACAACGACAGGCTCCTTATATGGTCTCGCTTGGTCCCACCCTAACGCTGGTGGTGTAGCGGGCAACCTGAATACCCACGGCCTCCTTGTAATGGAGAACGGTACGTTCTTGGCTGCAATCTCTGGCTCTATTAGGTCTAGGGATGATATGCGTGCCCCAATCTTCTACGATTCACAGGATACCGCATATTATGTAGACCCAAATGGTAATTCATACCTATCTACACTTCGTGTTGCAAACGCAAGTAGTGGAGTGTCTTTACACGTTGGTCTTGGCTCAACTCACGGAGTTTACACTTTAGACGATGCTAGAAAGTATTTAGTTGTCTCTGCTGAATTTTACCCACATATGGCAATCGTTGCTAGTGGCTCAAACAACACAAATCACGGAGCCGTATTTTCTTTTGTTGGAACAGAGGGTAGTTCTCCAAGGCAATGGAACCTTGGAATTCCAAATCAGAATCCGTTTATATTTAGCATTGGATATAATACAAATAACGATACAAATCCTCACTACGGTGTAGGAGACGGTTGGTCTAGTAATGATGCTGACCACGCAAGATTAAGTATCGACAGAAGTGGAAATACGAAGATTCGTGGTATGCTCTATGTTAATGGTACAAGTGGCGGTATATCTACTGGTAGCGCCGTTATACACGCAGGTAACATCGGCTCTCAGTCAGTAGCCAGTGCAGGTAACGCTGATACTGTAGATGGTTTTCACGCATCGGTTGCTGGCACGGCAAATACAATACCAACAAGAAATAGCAGTGGATACCTTATCCCGGAAAACTGGATTCAGCTTAATGGTGCTTATGGACTATACTCTCCGACTAATGACGCTCACTTAAGACCTAATAGTGGGAGTTATGGCTCTTGGCTAGTAACAGGTTCTCGCAATAGTTGGAGGGGATTAGAGTTTGATTCAGGAAGCAACGGAAATGTTAGCCTTATGGTTAATGTAACTAGTAATACAACCGGATTTCATAACAATTCTTATGGATGGCAGTTCTATTGGGAGGGCGGTACGCTATATTGTTCTAAAAACGCCTATGGTGCTGGAACCAACGCCACGGTACTAGACTCAGTAAACTTTACAAATTACGCTTGGCCTTTAGAGGGTGGATGGAAACCCGCATCTTTAGCTTCATCAACAAGGCTTAGGGGAGCAACTTCCCCTGATGGTGGAGAATTTGCATTAGCCTATTCCGGAGGTCAGATACATCCATACGCGGATGGTTTCTTTTATCAAAACGAAGGTGCATACAGGGTTATTGACACAAATAGTGTAGGCTCTTACGCACCAACATTAACTGGTGGGGGAGCGTCGGGAAGTTGGGGAATTAGTGTTACGGGTTCAGCGGCAAGTTCCGGTCGCTCTTCATCACTTGATATTGTTGGATATGGGGATGGTAATATGACCTATTACCAATCATCAGGAACATTTGCTGGATATAGTGGATGGGCAGGATATTTTATTTCGAACCACGGGAATGGTTCGAACTACTACAACCAGACCATCATTACGCCGTTCTGGAGTCCGCCTCAGTATTCAAGACTTCAAGGTGGAACCTTTGTTGGTCCGTACACTTTTTGGAGTACAGAGAACTTGAATGATTACGCACCGAATATGAACCAATACGTTCGTACTACGGATAACGTAACATTCAATACAACTACTTCTCCTACTATACTTGTAAACGGTCACTCGGATAATACCAAGGGATACCGTATCCACAACACTAGCGGAAGCTCCGTAAGTGCGATGTTTACCAACTCATCCAACCAGCTAGTAATAGCCGCAGGTGCAGTTGACCAAATAAACCTCAATAAGAAGGTATACGTAAACGGAGTGGCACTCGGTGTCAACGTGGCGCCATCAGCAACCGCTGGACGTATTGACGCATCCAATGACATCGTTGCATTCTCATCCTCTGACGAACGTCTTAAGGATAACATAACACCCATTGAGAACGCACTTGACAAAGTGAAGTCACTCACCGGAGTGGAGTTTGACTGGAAACCAGAACATAAGGAAGCACACGGACACGAAGGACACGACACGGGTATCATAGCCCAGCAAGTGTTAGGCGTTATGCCGTCTGCTGTTAGGACTAACGATACAGGCTACCTAGCCGTGCGTTACGAGAAGCTAATCGGTCTCCTGATTGAGGCCAACAAGGAGCTTGCAGCTCGCGTTGAGGAACTTGAAAAGAAGATTGGGTAATGGCCTTACAAAGTAGTGGAGCTATAAGCATAGACAACATCAGAACGGAGCTATCGCAGGCGCAGGCGAACAGTTCGTTGAGAGCTCTATCGGCATTGGCTAATTTTTCTTCTCCTGATGCTATGAGTGATTTTTATGGTTTCTCAGCCTCCACTGAATTTACATTCTTAGCTGGTGACGGTCAAAATGGATTCTCTAATTGGAGCCAAGCTTGCAATGAGGCATACGACCCAGTTACTCTGTACTCATCCAGCACTTCGCTGGCAGTAAACGTAGTCCTATATACGGACAATACACTCTCTAACCCGTTTAACGGAGGTGGTCTATGGTGGAAGTCTGGAGATAAAGTTTTTGAAATAGCAACTGATGGTAAGATATCAGCTGTTCGTGGTTGCTAATCTTTTTGTATATTTGTATAACTAATTAGTAATCAAAATGGCTGTAATCGCAACTGTAGATAAATTCGGGATGACTTTCTCCGAAGCATATCACAAAATCACTCGTCTAACATACGAGTCCACCGACCAAAAAACATTTATCTATCCTTCACCTGTTTCTGGTGTAGATGAGAATGGGGCTCCTGTTCCCACAATGCCCGCGCCTCCCACAGAGACTTGGGTAAAGAAGAACTTCTGCCACATCGAGGTGGCTACCTACGCTACTGAGGAGACTCGTGAGAATCACTCTGAGCCTATCTACCGTACGCATCTTAACTTCGAAGCTATCGTTAGCGCCGAGGCTTCAGATATCATCGTTCAGGCTTACGATTATCTAAAGGCACAACCTGGATATGAAGATGCGGTAGATTGCTAATATATTCGTATATTAGTACCACATTAATGTAACTTATTATGATTCAAATTTCAGAAGAAAAACTCGGTAGTGCTCGTGAACTTCGTGGCAAACAGCAACAAATCCAAATGGAAATTGGTGCTTTGTATGTCTCGGAACAGGACCTAAAAGCTCGTCAATCTCAACTCGTTGAAGAACTTCGTAAATCCGGCGAAGCAGTTCAGGAACTTATGACCGAGCTTGCCGAAGAACACGGACACGGAACGCTAAACCTGGAGACAGGCGAATTTACTGTGTCTGAACAGATTACTGAGTAGTTTCTCCCACCTTCCTTCTACTCTTTTGAAAGCCCTTCGGGGCTTTCTTTTTTTGTAAATTACTTAAACACTAACACGTTGTGAAGCCCGATTCCACAGAAGCTATTGCCACCACTTGGAGCCTTACGGCAAGTGGAGTATTGCTCACCCAGCTACAATCCATTCTTGGGTTGGTTGTACTAGTTTTGTCCTTAGCGTACACCCTATGGCGGTGGCACAGGGATATAAAGATTGGTAAGTGATTAAGCGAATCTTCGAGAGTCCAAAGACCACAATACTTGGTCTAATTGTAATAGCGCTTTGTTTTGTGTTAGTTTTCCTAGAGAAGGCTACGCTTACAGAGCTGTCGTTGTTTATGGTTGGTGGATTTTCTATGTTATTTCTAAAAGACGATGTCAGCGAAACTAAAAAGCCAGACGGCAAGTAGGCACATAAGCAAAAGCAAAAAACGCGGAAAGCACTCTAAGAGTGCATCTGCTAATAAGGCCAGTAAAAACTACGCTAAACCGTACAAATCACAGGGTCGCTCGTAACAAATCTGCTATGTTTTTTGTTACGAATAGTGAACCCTTTAATGTGCATTAAGGCGCACTTTACCTGTTAATGTACGTTTTAATGTACATTATGACTACAAATTGTGCAATTAAAGGCACATTAAGCAATATGCAAAAGATGCAAATTGCTAAGTCAAATGAGCATAAATTGTGCAAAGTGTAAAGTCAAATGAGCATAATGTGTAAAATGCCCAGTTTTTGATAATATAAACGTGACAAATTGTAAATTATACATACTATGAAACTATCAGAAAACTTCAGCCTTGAAGAGCTTAGTAAAACCTCTACTGGTTTAGATAACACTCCAAACAAAGAGCAGATAGAAAACCTCCGGCAGTTAGCTATTAACGTACTACAGCCAGCTAGGGATGCCCTTGGTCCGATTAAGGTTACCAGCGCCTTCAGAGCGCCTGCCGTCAATTCAAAGGTGGGTGGGGCATCAAGCAGCCAACATACAAAGGGAGAAGCGGCTGACCTTATGATGTCAGGAGGCCAGAAAAAGCTCTTAGAATGGATTATTGCCAACGTAGAGTTCGACCAGATAATCTCTGAGTTTCCTGATGCAAATGGCAACCCTCAGTGGGTTCACGTTAGCTACAGAGAAGGCAGCAACCGCAACCAAAAACTTAAAGCAATAAAGTCAAACGGCAAAACTAAATATGTACCTTTATGAGCGACAACAACTTTGATAACTGGCTAAATGAACTTGAAGAAAAACCACAACCTATCTGTAGCATCGATAATCCTGACGGCTGCGATTCTTGCGGCAGTTAGTGGATGCCGTACTGCTCAACCTATCCTAGAGAGTGTAACTGTTCGGGACACGGTAATTGTAACCAAAGAGCGACTCCTAACGGACACGCTGCTCCTGTACAAAGACACGACAATATATCAAGAAAAAGTAAGTCTAAAGATTGAATATATCGATAGGTTTGTCAAGGTAAAGGTTGTCTGTCCACCAGACACCATCAGGCTTACAACGGTAAAAGTTGTTACCAAGACTCAGGTAGTAAAAGAAAATCGATTTGCAGAAAGCATAAAGTCGCTATCTGTGCTTTTTTTGATTATCTTTACAGGACTAGTGGT